ACCCATTGTGTAGATCTTTATTCGTTTATACCCTCTAACACCCGGTAAGGTGTCTGATAAAGACCCACCCCGATACACCGACTGAGTCCCAGGAGGACGAACCAACCCCACCTTACGGTGGAGGAGCTTCTCTTCAAAGGGGTAAGTCGCCACATCTACGTCTTGATCGCTCGAGACATAGATGGAGTACGCGGGGAAAACATAGTCGGCCGAAAGGGGCTTCTTATAGAAAACCCGATTCGGCTTATATGTATAGGTCTCGAAGGTATATCCCCCCCAGCCTTTGTCACGGTTCGATGGATCCAAAGAATGGGCTCCCAGAAGGTGCCCATCCCCGAAGCCATCGGGCCCGTATATCGCGAGTTCATCACTGATGAACGAGCGAACAAAGGACGAGTGGTCGGTCCGGCCCTCCCGCACGTAGAAATTGTGCAGGATAAAAAGGTCGTGACCAGACAGGGAGTCCTTGATATAACAAGGACGTACGGAAGAACCGGAAAAGTAGTCACCTCCACATGACTCCCGGAAGGGGCCAGTGGAGAAGCTCTTCTTCTTGTTCACAACGAAACCCGTGGCGACTAGGCATTCGACGAGCAAGTCGAAGGCATCAGTCCCTATGATGATGTCATCACCATAGACGCTAACGGGCTCCTGAGACATCTGAATCTCCGCGCTTGCTTTCGCAAGAGCAAAGAAAATGAGAGTCTCCAAAGCGAACGTGAAGCCGTTGCCCATAGTCGAGAACTTCTCCAATCGGCGTAAGCCGAAAGGAGTTTTCACGACCGAGCACCGGAACTTGCGGAGAAAGTCCCACCATTCAAATGGTAGGAGCGACTCAACAAGGCCGGATGAAACGGTGTCAGAGGCACTACTGAGGTCGAGCGTTGCTAAAGCGCCCGTAATGGACCCGAGACGAGCAAGCCTTTTGTTTTTGGCCTGATCATGCTTGAGATCCAAACCTTCTTTGCGAAGACGACCGGCGATGAAATCGCCTATCCCAAGTTGGACCATTCCCGTCAGGGATGGCTCAACAGCGATAGTTCGGTCTGTCTTTGCAGTCTTCCGGACGAAGTCCACGCGAGAGTTATCAATTCTCACAGGGATCGTCCCTTCTGGGGACCCAACGAGTTGGGACCAGAGAGGGATTTCTTCCAGGACAGGTTGCAAAGCCGCCCTAGAGTCTTCGCTACAGCAGAACATCTGACTCAGCTTACGCCGAGGCGATGCATCTCTCTTCTTGACTTGCGTCGTAGCGCCCGGACCGAACCGAATCTTTAGTTCATCTAGACGGGGGACATCTCCGAGAATCCTACTGATTTTCTGCTGAGCCACGTAAAGCACGGGCTCAACACGTCGACCGAAACAAAAACGGCCAGACGAGTAGGATTTGAAGAGACGATTCGTCTCGAGACAAAGGTTTTCGGCCTCTATGAACGTATCCCAAGCGACGGCTTTCGGGTCAACATCCGCGAAAGACAGGTCAGAGCGTTTTTGGAAAAATGCTAAGATCTGCCGTGCGTTTGAATAACTCCGAACGTCCGTTTCAAGGGTTAGTTCATAGGTACATAAGCCCTTCCAATCTTGCTCCGCGAGGAGCTTCGATAGGTCGGACTTAATGCGGCCATCGTCAATTTCTTGAAGATGGCGGTCTGACAGAGCAGAGAGAATCAGATTAGAACTGTCTGATGACAAGGTCTCATCCCAACGCTTAACGCGCATGATGAACTCCATAAGAGTTATAAGTGCCCGCATGGCGGACAAACCGCGGTCTCGCGACCTAGGTGGGAGCTACCTGGCTATCGATCAGTTCAGATGCCGGGCCCGACGTCGCAGCCGCAACACTCGTAGAGATGTTGTTGCTGATATTCGTCAGGAGCTGACGACACAACCGCCGAGAGGTGATAGTGGAACGCGGATGATGGAACGAAGTCCACACATTCTTGTCCATATATGCAACCTTTGGGGCGGCAGTATAGCCTGCTGCATTTTGATTCGTCACTGTTTCCATCACGGGAACACCGACGGTGATCTCGGCCCGCACGACACCGCCTTTCAGGGTGTCGAGCTTCATGGTTGCCCAAACTTGGGCTTCCGTGGGGACCGAAGCGAGTTGTTCGCGCCAATATGCCAAAATCCCGCCACGATCTCTCGTGACGGAAACAGGCACAAGGGTGTGCAGAACAGGAGTCGCTGCGCCATCATAGACGGCGATATTTGCAATAGCTGACATACGTTGTCAATTCCTAACGGTTACCTTTGTGGGAAGGCAGGAGCTTTCTCGTATCGGCGATTTTACCTCCGGAGAAGTTAGTCACTAATAGAGCCACGGCGTTGGCGGCGTGTTTCCAAGACACTACATCCTTCAGTGGTTTAAACTGAGGATAAGGAGTGTTTAAGGAAGACGACACGGTTCGTTGGACTTGCACTTTCAGATGTCGATAGTTAAATTCTCGAACAAGTTCGTTCTGAGGACTCCCTGTCGGAACACCAGACTGTGCAAAGAAGCTTTCACGCTTCGAAATTGTCGTAACGAACGTACCGGAGACTGATTGTGCGAGACCACGAGCGGACAGATAGCTACCGATTGGAATAAACCAATCGGCAACAAATGACCACGGCGTGAGCTCCCACAGAACAGAGGAAGGATCGATCAACCCATTTAGAGCAGGCACATTCACTTCTTTCACACGGCCTATCAACTGACCACGGGCAAGCCCGTCGAAGTCGAAGGTCTTAATGTTAGAAGAGAGAGGTGTCGCAGTGATAGGCTTCTTCATCCTAACCCGGTAGGTCTGAACTGCAGGTTCGTTGAGCTGC